AATATGCAAAAGGCTGTGGTTTTATATAGACCATTACCAAAACTATTAGAAACACTAAAAAAATCAGGACTTAGTGATCTTATAAAAATTGACAAAGATAAAAAAAAGGATAACAATGTAACAGTTGGGGAATCTAAATGACTAGTAGAAGAAATCAATTACTAAAAAAACTTGTTGGTACAGCAATAGGTGAAGATGAGAAAAAATTATATCAACTTACTATAGAAAGAATTTGTGCAGATATGTGTGATTATTATTTTAAGTTTTATCATAATGAAGGTCCAGGAGCTATGGTTTATGTCCCTGAGCATGAAGATGAAAAAAAATCTATGTTTTATTTAACAGTTGATAATTTAATTACAGCTGTTGATGACCTTAATAAACGTGATATGGAAGGAGCTGCAGATGTAATGAAACAAGCTATAACAAGAGCAGAAAAATTAGATCCGGAAAAAGAAGCACTATTTATTGTTCAAGATTCTAAGGAAATGGCTTTAGTTCATTACAAAATAGATAGTGAAGGAGCGAGTTTTAAAATGATGTGACCAAAGGTTCATGGGGTGCTAGTAAAAGATCATTAGGACAGGTAGATCACATAACTCATGATTGGCTTACTCCTTGTGAATATATACCTTACATAGATGCCTTATTAAGAAACATTGATCTAGATCCATGCTCTACTTATGATGCTAATATTCAATTTTTAAGAGCAGAAAAGATTTATACATATGATGACGATGGATTAAATACTGAAGAACCTTGGACTGGAAAAACATATTTATTTCCTCCAACGTATGGAAGATGTTCTTTTGCAAAGAAAAGAGGTACATGGAGATGGAGTTTATCAGCAGGGCAAGGAGCTAAAGCTCCATCAGTAATTTGGTTTAGAAGATTACTAAAAGAGTGGAAACTAAGGAATATACCAGAGGCTTTATTCTTCACTACATATCCTGAGATGATAAGAACCTGTCCAGAAATGTGGGATTTTCCTATTTGTATTCCTACAGACAGGGCTAATTTAATACATGGGAAAAAATTTGAGTGTTTAGAGTCACCAATTAGCTGGGGATACTTTGTTTATTTACCTGAAATAAACATGGGATTTAATCAAACAGAAAGATTTAAAAATATATTTTCACATATTGGTAAAGTTGTTACTTGATGCGTCATAAGATACATTAATAGGCTCATCAGGAAACTCAGTATCAATAGAAGAACCTTTTCTAAAATTTCGTGCTTTATTTAAACTTTTCTTATATCTTTCAACTGTAGATGAAAAATTATCGATTCCTCTCCTTACACCACGCCTGCTAGGACTTATATCATTTTTTGAATCTAACGACTTATAAAATCTGTATCGATTGTCAACGTCGTAACTTGAAGTAAACTGAGGTTTCATACATCTATTGTATTGGAGATCAACATGGCAATGAACGAAACAGAATTAAAAATTAGTACTGTTTGTGATGATATTAAAGAACTTTTAATTCATAAAAATAGAAAATATGGGAATTCTGCCTTAAAACCAAACAGAATTTTTAGTAAATGTTCGGCTACAGAGCAATTATTAGTCCGTATTGATGATAAATTAAATCGAATAATGAAAGGAGCTGGTCTATTAGCTACTGATGAAGATGTCGTAAATGATCTAATTGGATATTTAGTACTGCTAAAAATAAGTATGGAATCAGATAAAAACAATGACATTCTCGATACAGCAAGAGCAATCTATGGGAAAGGACTTAAATCAGAACCAGACATCCTCGACCATGCAAGAGATTTCGATTAATTATAAAGAATTCGAGAAACATTATAGCCGAGAACTTTTATTAATGGATTGTCTTGACTGGCTTAAGGAACGACCCCTCGACGCAAAGGAGATCCTAGACCACTTGGAGTTTTGTTCCAATAACGAAAAAATTTACGAAGAACGTCCCCAGATGGATCAAATTCTTTAATTTTTTTTTCTAAATACTCAATACCTTTTATTTGTGTAGCAGATCCGTTATAAGTTTCTGCAATATTAAGTAAACAAAACTCAACGTGACATTTATGGCGATAGAAGGTAGGTATCTCTTTATCTGGTGCAAAATACATATCCAACTCTGTACGCCTTCTAGAGGTCATTAGATCCCCTCCTGACATCCATATGTGGTTTATATAAGGACTCCACTCTTTTATTATTTTATTTTTAGACGCATAACTATTTATTAAATCTAATAATTTACAGGATTTAAATGAGCATAAACCAATACTATGAGCAAAACTAAGAAGAGCTGCTCTTTTATTTTTATTTAAATTAACAAATACATATTTTTCAGCATCTTTTGAAAAAATCTTTAAATCCTCATAAAATTGTTTATCAATATCATCCTGAGAAGCTTTATCGTTGGCATCTAAGTAATGACCATCTATTGACTCACTTCCATAACCTATTCTCCAAACACTCTCACCAAAATTTTTATAAGCTGCATACCTCCCCATTCCTAAATACGTTTTAGGAACTGTATATTTCTTCGTTAATTGATAACCTTTTTCAGTAAACAGTGAATATTTATGGGACGACAACAGAACCGTTATAGCTTACTTCAGAATAACCATCTAATTCTAAAAGCACAACATAGTTCTTAGCAGCATTAGTAACTGAAACACCTACAGCTCCTTTACCCTTACCTGCTTTAGCTATATCAAAAAACTTTTGATAGCCAGTAGGTGCAGTTCCTGTTGCAAAAGCATCTTCTTGAAATATCTGAATAGTATTTACACCCTCTGATCTATCAAGAGTTACTTTAATATCTCCAGTGCCTCCAGGATTCACTCTAAATCCCCTTACAGAATCACCTTTATTGCCAGCAGCTGTAGGACCAAGATATGTAATCTCAGATCCAGCATCAACACTGAATGTATCTAAAGTTGCTTCAATTGTTCGTGTTGCCATGTTTTTTAAGAAATTTGCCCGTCAGTTGAGAGCTGGAATTGAATGTTGGCATCGATACCATGATCTTTCATAATGTCATAAAACATCTGACGATCTAATGCTTTTTGATGCAAAAGCTCAATAAATGCCTCCTCTAATTCTAAGCGATCTAAAGTTTGGATTGCTAAAGACGCAGCGTGAATAGAAAACTCAACATTTATTGGAAGGTTAACATCCATATAAATAAAAACCTTTATACATATAGTACCAACAGTGAATTAATGAGCAATTAATTCGAACCATCAATCTCTTTACGTCCTAATAAAATAGTACCTACTCCATAAGTGCCACCAAATAAAATAATAAAGCTAACAGCAACTACTTCCATAAGAACATTTTGTATCTAATTTTATTTTACCACTTAGTTTTGTGTGCCCAATATCTTGCTGAAAACTTATCGGGATTTGGATCTTGGGCATTATGTCTTGCATAATATGATTTTTTTCTTGCCTTTTCTTTTGCTGATTTTGGATTTTTACCTGCACCCTTCACACCCTGCTGACCAAATCTAATTATTTTTTCTTTCCCATCCTTACATGCTTTGACAACATGTGATTTAGTTTTATGACTAGGAGTCTTCTTAGGTTTATTACATTTCAAACGATCTTTTGAAAGTTGTTTAGCTTTTGCCCTCTTCGACATCAGTTCTTTATTTATTTAGAGTCATATATGTCATTTTACATAATCTTTATCTCTCCAGATTGTATCTTAGATTTTAGATCTAGACCTATCTCTCCTCTTTCATAGTCGGGAGCTCTGCCTCTAATTAATTCATTAATTGGTGCTTCCATCTCTTCTTGAAATTCTTTTGCATATTGTCTTGCAAAAGCTTTTGCTTGTTCTTTAGCTTGCGACCCATCCGATGTAGAAGTCATTTGTAATGTAAGGTGTTGCTTTATCTGGGGACAGAATTTTTATAGAACTATCTTGATCCATCCACTGTTTTATCTTATCAAGTCTATCCTCTTGATAGAATTTATATGTAGGATTATACCAATCTTCCAAGAGATGTGATCCTTTCAATCTATTACATTTAGAACAAGAGCAAATCATATTTGATTTGACATTATGTCCACCTTTGAACTTTGGAAGTATATGATCAATAGTCGCTGTTTTATTATCTAATTGTTTGTCGCAGTAAGCACATTTCCAATCCCAAGATTCAAATATACATTGTCGAAATTTGTGGCGAGCGTTTTTTGGAGAGAGTTCAATTAAATTTGCTAATAGATCTTGCTCGCAGTGAATCACATGTACCTTGCAACCTTGTAGAAACTGTA